ATTGATATACACTTATCAATATGACCTTCTACCATCATTATCATAATCCTTTTCATGAGTATTAGTAACTAATCAGTCTCAGGACCAACATCTGGGTGGAGTCACAACTGGTCTGACAAACCAGTCTCCCTGTTCCATAATGTCAGCAAACTAATTACATTGTTTACCTCATGAACGTGCTATAACAATGCCTCCGTTTCTAGTAACATCCAAGTTAAACCAACTTAAACATTCATATTCACATTCAATCCTCGTAACTCTAAAATATAAGTGACCCTCCACTGCCCCAATGTAACGGCAGCAGATAAAGTAGATGCTCCAAAGACAACCGCTCCTTGAACAGAACGATCATTAACATTGGAATCAGAGTATGCAGCAAGATTATAGTTAGTATCCCATGTTTTCTGTTTATGTGATACAGGTACATTGTAGGAAAATCTTTCCCAAGCGTTGAAGAATTTGGTATTTCTACCAGTTTTAGCAATGTTAAAGGCAGTACCAACAGCAGCACCAACCCATGTAACAATCTCTTCAGCGTTATCAATGTAGCCAATATATATTTGTGACCCTCCATCAGCTACGCCAGGAGAGACATTTGGGATCCAATCATATCGTACACTATGATACACAAATTCATTGTATAACTTAGTAATAGACAATAGATCGTAAGCAGTACTTTGTATGTACTGGTTAGCAACTATAGTTCCAGCAGTATTAGAGCAATCTATGGCATACATTCCTGCATATAAATTTATTAACGATGCATTAGGAACCATATACCCAGTTCCATTTAGGATTTGGCCATCAAAATTAACCTTAGGTCGAGGATTTCGTATGATCTTATGTGTAAGTGGATTTTGTTTGCTTTTGTTTTTATGCTTGGATTTATTATTACGTTTTGTCATGTTGTTGTTTATTATTTCCAAATTGAGAAAATTGTCAGATTTTCAATATTGACTGGAGCAATGATGCATAAGGTATAGAAGAAACACTTTCAATTGAACGATAAGTGTCTCCAGTAAACTTTATGGATTTATACATCATTTCCAGTTCGATTTGTGCATCTGGCAATATACCGAATGCTCTCCAAAAACTAATTCTCATTTCATCAGAAATGTTACGTATTTCAGATCCTCCAACCATACCATATTCGATTTCTCGTTCCATTTCAAGGATAAAATCTTTGTTGGTAACATTCAAATTGGGAAATGAATTGTAAAATGCTTCAAGCACAGGAATACCCTGTGTTGACATTTTACCACAAATTCCAACAGAAGATAACCATTGTTCATAATGGTTAGTATGATTAAAGTTGTACGTAGAATGTAGATCTTTAGAGAGTGCCACTTGTGGCGCACGAACAGATATGTTATACCCAGGACTAGTTAACACATTGGTTTGACAAAATGGTACTTCCCGTAAGTCAAATAACGGTTCTTCAATTACCATTTTGAACCCCATCTTAATAAACCAGTCAGACAAATCATGAAGTTTGGACAGATGTTTCTTTTCAAACATAAGAACACAGTCGTCACCATTATTAGCAAGAGAAGAAGGAATATTCTTTTCTCGCATATAAGCGTGAACCATAGAAGACATAAGCAAACAATTGCCTAAAGAAGTGTTCATATCTCCTGACATCCTCCGTCCATTTACTTTGTATTTAATTATTTGTCCCTGGCAATAAGCTCTACCAATGTTCTGAACTTGCCAACTAAGCAGTTCAGTTAATTTCCGAATTCCATATGAAAAACAATTCTTATAAATTTGATGTTCCCATTCCAAAGCAACAGAAGAAACATGTTGATCAAATCTTGAAGCATCAAGACCAATAAAAACTGGTTTATGATACCTCGAAGCTTTTAACAACATGTGGTAGGCAGTCTGCTTTGCATTCATTCCTTTAAAAATTGTTTTATCACCTAGTCCATCAATATCCCACATCTTATCCACGCGACGGTAAAATTCTTTCTCATTTGGTTTTAAGTATTTGGCCAACTCAAAGTTGTAACGAGGATTCCTAGGTTGTATTACTCTAGGTACAGCAATCTTCCTCGGATTAACCAAATTTTTCTCAACCTTGACAAACGTACTAAGTACACTATCTCTGCGGGATAACGGAGTAACCAACAAAGAATTGTAAGCTCTAGTGTACACTTTCAATTTAGAGCCATGCCACAACTTCAATACTGAAGTGGAGGGCAAGGGTTTCAATTGTGGGTGTGCACATAAGTTACGCATCTCAACAGAGAGTGTTTCATTAAAATGTTTCAGATCAGGAAATACTGGAGCAACAAGTTCACCAACACTATTTTTCACTCTAAATACCCTTTCAACAAGTCCCAACAAGATATTATCAATGTTGTTATTGTGTATTTGATATTTAGCCGAAGTTAAGATAGGTCCAAACACAGCGCTCTTTCTGTGTTTGCCAAGACCGATGGGATTTCCGGAAACCGTAATCTTCACACCCTCTGGTATAACCATGTTTTTACACGTAGTTATGCCGTGAAGATCAGCCCGGCACCCCTATGCTACCAACAAAGTTGAGGAATCGCCCCCCAACTCTTTGATAACATTTATAGCTCTATCGTAGTTTTCAGATCTCACGAAACATGCAATTAATGCATCACCAAGTAAATCCATACGAACATTATGTCGGACATGAAACTCATCAAAGATGTTCAACAAAGTGGTCTCATACACCATCCGATTAACATTAGAACAAGGTAATATTCCAACCTTACTCTGTGCTCGCAAAGCAAACTTAATGGCTGTCTTAACATTAAACTTAATTTCTTCAGTGGAATCAATAACAAGATCTTCAAACACAGCATCAGATTTAATTTCAAAAGAATAGTTGTTCTTAATATTATTAAACCATTTAATGGTATTTGCGTCAAGTCCTGAAGAAACAGTGAAATACAGTATGACAGCGGGCGCGATAAACCCATAAAATCCGAAAACACAACACAAGCCCAAAGTGAGTAACGTGATCAATTTTTGTGAAAGAGCAGATAAACTCTCCCATTTAGCAAAAAGAATACTCATGACGGCCATTGATCTATT